GTCCGGGGGTGCTAACCCTCAAGCCCCTATCTATAACCCTTTATGGATTTTAGAAAAGTTAGCCTTTAAGGCTAATCCTCTAGATCTGTAAAAGTCGTTAATAGTGCTTTCCAAAGTACGAGCTGCAAAAGTTCGTACCTTAGACACGAATCTTCTTGCTTTAATTCGATCCCATCTCACGGAAACGTGAGGGAGATCTGATTTGAATAAGAGATTAATAATTGTGTCAGAATCACCAACTGATAGGCAGGCGAGACTAGCGTAGAATCTTTCTGATAATACCGAGGATCTTATAACAGATTCTAGGTATAGCCAGAAACTCGGGGACGCAAATAAGGTCAGGACTCCAAAGAGATCCTGCATAAGAGTTCTAGAAGCAGAGATTCGGATAGCATTTCGATAGAAATACGATTCCTCCTTTCTAGCAGATAGAACTGCCTTATGAGCGTTATCAAGGGACATGCTAATAGCATGTTCTCTTAATCCCCAAACAAAACCCGCGGGGTCTATAAGCTCTACTCCGGCTATCCAGCTCAATGTTTCGACATCTAGTTGGCGAAGAGATAGAAGACGACCTCGCACACCTTCAGCGGCAAGAGCTATTGAGATACGTTTACATTTAAATGGAAACGTTCTAAGATAGCTCTTGAATGCATCAGGTGAGGAGATAATTCCTCTTTGATCGAGCTCTAAGAAAAGAGTTGCTGACATAATCGGACGTCTACAGGTCGCAAGGATATTCCCTGGACCTATAGGTGATACATCATGTGTCACAGTTCGAAGTCTCTTAGCAAACTCAACAAGATCAGTCGAAACGACTGATTTGTTTAGGTTGATCGAAACCCCTAATGCCTTCATGATAAGGAGATACTCATTCGCTACACTACTATGTCTGATAACAATATCATCACCTAATACAGCGTAAGAATCAAATTCCTTGATTCCGGCGCGACTAGCTGCGACTTGTACAAGAATGTGGTGAGTTAGAGCGAGCATTGCCCAAGAAGAGTAAGCCCCCATTGGTTGCCCAACAGAATACTTAACTTCTGTATCACGGTACTTCCAAGTTATATCAAGAAGCTCTTTCCAGATCCGACCTTCTCTTTTACCACTGATTTGATTCAAAATGTCAATCTGAACATCCAGAGGGAGACGATCTGTAGCTGCGGACAAGTCATAACAGTAAAACTTCTCATTGCTCTCAATAGATAATAATCTATCGAGGGGTTTTGATTGGTTAAACGTTCCATCTGTCTCTAAACTTGACAGGAATCTAAAAATAGATTCATGTAAAGGAAGGAGGCAAAGTTGGATCCACCAGTTTGTTATTGCAACAACTCTGGCTTTACCGGCTTGATCGTAGACTATAGAAAGTTTACCTAATACGGATCTAGGAGACAAATGGAAATACTGACCTATAAATAGGGGTATTCCAAGAATCCAGATTAGTATTAAGGAAAGGATATAGATCCAAGAACGAGTTCTAAATAGAACTAAAAGAACTACTAAAGCATGTTTTGGATTGTGTATGAGCGCAATAGCGTCTAAAGCACAACCCCAAGTGGCTCTACGAGTGTTCGGCCCTGCCGATTCAGAAATGAAACCTCTACATTTAGAAAATCCAATTCTAAATCTTCGAGTAAACCGTTTCGGAATAGATCCTAAATCTAACGATCTTGAAAGACCATTAAACTCCTCAGTAATAGAGGACAAGTCAGGAACTACCTTAGTAGGGAATACCCTAAATATAGCAAGGAGAGTAAGTGTTGCACGTGTAACGTTCGCTTGCTCAAGAGATAAGGATAAATCCTGTCTCAATGACCAAGGAATAATTACAGGCAGACCATGACGGTCTAATCTAACTCTCACTTTAGAACGTGAGAGCTTATCAGGAGTACCAGCCAGGTAGCATGTTACGATTCTAAGACACTCTTTAAGATAATTAAAAGTGAAATTAAAACCGTTTAAACGTACTAACCGGGAGATACGCTCTGAAAGAAGATTAAACTCTTTATTTCGGGTACTTGTTTGCGATAACCAGCTGACAATCTTAGTATAAATATGGATCTCAGAAGCTGAAATCCAACCTGCACTAGATCGTCTTACCTTTGGTTTTGCAAAGAAAGTAAAATTTGTCATAGATGAATTTTATTTATTTGTGAACTGGAGGTTCGCCTCAGAGTCAAGTTAAAGAACTTTCTCTGTAGACGGGTGACATTATCACCATAGCGTAGCCGAATGCTAGACCCTTGCGTGCAAGGGAGGCGGTGTTTGGGTCCCTACGCGGAGCCACGACGATTAGGAGTTTACTAATCGCCTGATGCGACTGAGCCTTTCGGCT